GATGCTCTTGGCAATGCTCAGATATTGGATAGATCAATTGTAGGTCAATTTGCAAAAATTGCTAATTTATCTGGAGAACAAGGACTAAGAGCAACAAAAAAATTATTTAGCGGTAATATCAAGCCAAGAGAAATAAACGAACTCAAAAAAATACTGCAATCTACTGACGAAGGCGCAGATGCATGGCAAAACTTAAAAGGCACTTGGTTAGCTACACAGTTTGATGATGCTGTAGTAAAGCAAATAAATCCACTTGGTGAGCCACACGCATTTCTTAGAGCATTGGGTATAAAAAGTCCACAAAGGGCGTTTACACCTATTGGTCAATTAGATGACATGTCACCAGAAGCATTGTCCAAAATTACAAGTTTTGAAGCAACAGGCAAAAAAGCAAAAATGTGGCAAGCTATAATGGAGCCAGAAGAATTAAAAAGTTTTATTGATTTAACAAATATGATGCACATGGTTGGCAGAATACAAACTCAAGCTGGATCAGATACATTCGCTAATGTTCGTTTAGGAGAACTTATTGCAAATGAAGCTAGGCAAGTGTTGGGAAGCGATGAAGTAGGCAAGCAAGTTGGTAGGAAAGTTGGTGGATTTTTTGCTGCTTTAGGTGATATACCATCAAGACTAACTGGCTATGGATTTAAAGATTTAATGTCTCTTACAAGAAATAGACAAAACCAAGCATACGTTGATCTTTTAATAAAACACATTATTGATCCTAAACTAAGCGCAGAAACAGCGTTAATGTTAGATTCTGCATCACCATATGTTTACGCAATATCACAGGCTTTTGCTAGAGGTGGCAAAGAAAGAGTTGAAGATTTAGTAGAAGCAACACAGGGAGTTACAAGCGATACAGAGCTTAAAGAATCTCGAAGAAGAAGAAGCGAAACTGGATCTGATTACGAAATATTAGACAGCGTACAAGAAACACCAGAGGATACATCTGATTTACAAAGTTCTATTCAAAATTTCCAGATGCCAAACATCAAAGGATCAGCATTTCCAGATACAGGAAAGATCAATCCAGCAGTATCGCCAACAGTGTTACCTAATCCACAGGATCGTGAGTTAGCAATGAGAAGATCAGGACTCGCTGGTTTGGTCTAAGTTATCAGCTTCAATCAAAGCACCATTCACTTCAAAATTCATCTCATATCCCATAGCACTTTCACCATTTATGGTGACTACTAAGTTTCTAGATATCAAACGAAGCAAAGCTGTCTGATGATGTAAATTGAGTTTGCCAAATAGATCTACCACTTCACTAGGGTGAGTGATTTCATAAGAAACAGGTGTTTGTTTCTTGGTTTCTTTTTTATTAAACATAATTATCCTGTAGCTATTTTTTCATTGATCAATTTTTCATGCCTATTCTCAATCAAGAATCTTAATTGATCTATTTTAGATCTACGCTCCATAGTACAGAGATCTTGTAATAAAGTGTAAGTGTCAAAATCCACAGCAAGGCTCTTTCTGCCTTTTGGATACTTAACAGAATACTCACCATATTTTTTCTCAATTTCCATAAAAATTTTTCTCCTGAGTAAACAATATTATTTTGTAGTATTTTATAGAAATATGCATACAAGTGCAACTCTGAAATTAATTGTATAAATAGTTGTACATTATTCTAAATTTGTGTACTATAGATATGTGGAAACAATAATTAAAACTAAAAAGGAGTACAAGATGGAAGAAGTAACTTACACAGAAAACGAAAAGAAAGCATTGCATTTAGTCAACCAAAGCATTTTTGATAATGGTTGGTCTTGGGATGATGATCCTGAGCATGGTTACGAGCATTGGGAATGGGTAACTTTGCCACAAATGATAGAGCTTTTGGTTTCAGAAGGATGGTCTATCAAATCAGCAGAAGGAACTATTGGTTCAATTGTAGATAAAGATAGAGTGTTTTCTGATGCTGAAGATCAGACTGATGAAGGTGAAAAACTTTTTATTTCTCATTGGACTAATGTTTACAACAATAAAATATTTATCAGTGCTGAAGAAGCAGAAACTTTAACTAACAAAGGGGTGGTGGCATAAGCCACCTCTTAGGAGAAGCGTAATGTATGTATATCATGTAAGTGAAGTTAGTGTAGAGGGATGCCCTAGAAGATATGTGGCAACACTAAAAGAAGCTAGAATGTTACAAAAGAAATATCGTATAAAGCATTTTTTAGAATATGGCAATTTTGAAACTGCTGACTGTGTTTATGTAACGATTGAAAAAGTAAAACTAGATACTAGCAAAGAATCAATATTATCAATGTTAAATTATGAAGGTGGGTTTGAAATCTCATCTGAGGAGAAAGTGTAATGAAGTTAATGACTAAAGAGATACTGGGTAAGCTCAAAAGTAACCCAAGAATTACAGATGATAATGGCTTAAATAAACCATGGCTGAAGTTATTTAACCCAACTGGCAGTGGTACTTGGTTGATATCAGAAATCGAAGATGATGGTGACACAATGTTTGGCTTATGTGATTTAGGTCATGGCTCACCAGAGTTAGGCTATGTCAGTTTGAAAGAACTGGAGTCACTTAAACTACCATTTGGTTTGAGCATTGAGCGTGATATCTCATTCACTCCAGATAAATCTTTGGGCGAGTATGCTGACGAAGCTAGATCAAATAGGTATATAATCTCATGATTCAGGAAGAAATTTATCTTAATGAATTGATAGCCAAAGAAGCATGGATTATTAACATGCAAGAAATGTTGTTTGGTTATACTTTTTATTTTTTTATAGGGCTATATATTTATAGGAAGCTATCGCCTTAATTTTATTGTAAAATAAACCAGCATAGGTTTCCCCCAGACAACTTGTACATTGCTCCTTATACAATGTTTCCACACCAAGTTGTTCTGGGGTTTTTTTTGTCCAGAAAAATGTTATTATCTTCTTAGTGACAAATTATAAATTTAAAAATTATTTGCTATCCATGCGATCTCATTGGTGTGTTAATCAAAACACATATGATTTGGTTCAAGAATCTATGCCAATGATTACTAAATTCAATGCTGGTTTTGGTACACAGAAACTTGATAAGACACCAGTAGAAAAAATAATAAAGAAAATACATCCAGAGATTTATAAGGTCCCACTTTTTAGAAGGCAGTTTTGTAAGATGTTGGTGGATGAAATTAAGTCTATGAACTTTGAAGCCAATGAGACTGAAGATAAACTAAGGCAAATACCAGAGATTGTTTTGCATGAAAAGATGCCAGAGTTACACAGTAATATGTGGTACATAGTGCAAACAGTTCTGAATCCAATATTTTTTACCTTATGGCAAAGACATTGTGCCAGCATTGGATCTATACAATTAGCAAACTACAATCTTAAAGATAAATCACAAGGCGCATTTCATCATGATGATTCGTCAGATATAACTGTTGTTGTCCCACTTAACACTGGAGATTATAAAGGTGGTGGCACAGAGTTTCATAACTATGGAAAGATAGATCCATTGCCCACTGGACATGCATTGATGTTTCCATCCTTCCATATGATGCACAAAGGGTTACCAGTAGAATCAGGTGATCGATATCTTTTGGTATTCTGGCTGTATGATAGAGCTAGAGTAGAATACCTACATCAAAATGGTTTACCATAATTGATCTAAATCAATAGTCTGCACACCTGATATATTGTATGGCTCATAAATACCATTTTCTTTTGCTGTAAGAATTTTACTAAGTGCTTGTTCATTTTTAGACTGACCATACAGCAATGCTTCAGGTGTAAGATCATAAACAGCATATGGGTATGGATGTAGTTTTTCTTGTGCTAGGAATGAAAAGCCATCAGCTGGTAAGCCAGCAGCTTTACATGCATCGACATACAAAGATGCTTGCATATGATATCTAAACCCATTGATAGCACTCCTAAATCCTCTTGGTGAACCATCACGACAAGTTTTTAGATCCCAAGGTCTGACTCCATCATACCAATCCAATCTAGATTTAAATGGATGTCCATTCCACATAAAACAAATTGTCAGCTCAACTTTGTGTTCTGGCTTGGGTATGAAATCACTCACTACTTCTCTGCGCTCCATACAATTGTCATACATGGTTTGTGTGATGGCAGTGCGATTACCTATACTATTTTCAAAATCCTCAAACTCTTGTTTACCTAGTTTGGTTCTACGATCAAATTTAGGTGAGATCACAAACTCTTTATCGAAGTTATGATGTTCCAGAAACACAGTGTGTTGTACTCTGCCTTCAAGTAACGCTGGTGATTCACTGAAGCCTTTTTTGTGCTTCCATGTAAACATACAACGATCAGCTTCTTTTAAATCAGAAGCACGATAAGCTGGTATCTCATTGTATTCCTCGAAAGGTAAATCTTCGTAAACACCTTCTTTAAACTCCATCATCATCCTCAATAGTTTCTAAATTAAAAGAATAAGATGTAGTCTCAATCAATTTGTTGAGATACCACTTAGCTTTTTGTAAATCTTTCTTAGGATTCTCTTTGTGTTTGTATCGATGTATATATTTTATAATGCAACCTTCGAGATATGACTGAAACTCATCGCCAAGTTGTTGCTCTATGTATTCAATACATTCGATATCATTCTGTGTGTAGTGGTCAGGATGATCAACATCATGACTTTTTAATTTATCAGCTGGTCGCATAAATTTTCCTTTTGTAAGGAGTTAGGGAAAGCTCAGAGTTGGAGGAAAAGTGTGATGATCGTGAGCTCCCCCTAACAAATGACTAAAATGGTATGTTTTCTTCTTCTTCATCTTTTACCAACTCAGATAATCCACCACTTGCTGTTGGAGATGATTCTGCTTTAGCTGGTGCTTTTGCACTGGCAGATTTGTATTCAATACTTTCTTTAACTATTTCTTGTAGCCATTCTGGTATCTTGTCAAAGACTTCACTCATACCAACTGTTTGTTCATT